CATTTTGTCACCTGTACCGGCGACTTTTGTTATAGAATTTGTTATACCTTTTATATTTTGTGCAATAGGCTTAGATGTGGTAGTAAAAAAGTTACTAAAAATTCTAAATGGCTGGAAGAATTTTCTTAATGCTCTAGGTAGTCCATCAGTAGTTTTTCTTAAACTATTTAAATCAATAGATAATACAGCAGTCATAGATCCAAATACTGCCTTTATACCTAATAATACTCTTGCAATACTACTAAATAATTTTTTGACTTGTGCTATTCCTTTGAGTACAAATGCTACTACTTTATTATTTTTTGGATCAAAGAAAGCCTTAACACCTTGTGCAAAGCTTACAATACCAGCTTGAGCTGCTCTAAATCCTTTTACAAATGCTGTTCCAATTTCAGCAAATTTATTTCTAAAAAAGTTATTAAAGAACTTACTATCAGCAAACTTTGTAATACTTACAAACGCTTTTGTAATTCTTGTTACTATACCACCAATAGTTTTAAATAAAAATTTATATGAATCGACAATACCTAGACCTATACCTACGATTAATCCACTCAATGCTGTCCTAGCTATAACACCTAAAATAGATAGTCCACCTTTATCAGCAAAGGCTTCATCAAGCTTATCTAAATTTAATTTAGTTAAATCAGCAATTTTTTGTAAGACTCTATTACGAAAATCATCTCTCTTATTATCTTCTTTACGTTCTTCCTCTTCACCTAATGATTTTCGCCTTTGCTCTTCGATAAACTCAAGCATAGCTTCTCGAGTTTTTTCATCACCACCACCAGATTCTAATGCAGCAATAGCTAAATTTGTATTGACAACTTCACTACGTGTTAAAACTTCGTTTTCGTTTACACGCTTTAGCTCGTCAACAACATTACTTAACGTACGTTCAGTAGATAAATTATCGTTTCCTGGTATATCTTCGGCCATTTCTTTTAATCCTTATTATTAAAGTAATTGTCAATCCAACACTTTCCATAATACATCAAACCTAGCCAAATGGTAATTACAATACCATCAAAATAGCTTAGGTTATTTAATTCTGCTAAACCTTCCATTATTTCTTACCTGAGAATGCTTGTGCACCAAAGAATGCAGCAACAATACCCGCAACAGCTACAAAATATGTCGCGGCCATATCTCCTAAGATCTTAGATGCTGATTCTAATCCCATTAGTACTGCCAATACAACAGCAAATGGATATAACAACATTCCGCCTAGTGCAAACCAAGCCATCTTTCTTTGAGCATCACGCATAGCATCTGCATCTTCAAGTTCTTTTCTTTTAAACTCTAAATACATTTCCTGTTCTTTTCTAGACACCTTTCCGTCTCCGTTAGTATCTGCCGGATGGTGTCCGGACTTTTTAATTTCTTCTTCGCCCATTATAATTTCCTATTCTCTTTTTTAATTCTTTCATTTTCCTCTTTGATCCAATCAGAGAGTAATGATATATAGATCTCCCTCTCCCACGGCATCATATTGTCTAATTCAGTTAAGCTCCAATTATGGTGCTGTATCATAGCAAAGTTAGTCTTAAAATGATTAACTAAACTATCGTGTGAGAGGCCTAGGTAAAAAAACCTTGCAGACCTCTTACCTCCTGCTTGTTATTTGCTTTACATTTTACACAATCAAATTCTAAATCATAACTTAATTGTGGCATATCTGTAAAGAAATCACCCACCTTAGTAAATTGTTCATTATTTAATGAATCAATAAACTCAACAAGAGTTGATCTTTTTTCATCAGCTGCCTTATATACACCATCAGCATCAAAAATAGTTTCAATACAATTAACCATCATTTCAAAGGCTAATTCTACTTCACCACCTTTTTTCTTTTGTGAAGCAACTATATCTTTATATGACGGTATTCTTAATGTTAAACCAACTTCATCAGTTAACATTACTGTCCCTTGTTTTTCATCAAATTCAGGAACTTCAATATCATTAAAGTCAATAGTTACATCATTCGGTGTATCACAGCTTTGACACTTAATTGCTAGATCAATTTTTTCTCCACTGGATTTTGATCTTAATGCAATAAATAAACTTTCAACATCAACCATTGCAAGCTTATCTGTATCAATATCATCAAATACACATGATTTAATTACATCAATGATTGCACGCATTACTTGCGTTTGATCATTTGATTCTAATGCTAACATCAGAATCTTTTCTTCTTTCACTAAGTACGGTCTAAATTCTACTTCTTGTCCCGTCGATGGAATCACAGTAGTGTACCGTGCATTATTTAACTTTGGTAAAGCCATTCTATTCTCCTATTATTAAATACCAAGTCCAGCGCCAATTGTAGATGCAGTACTTTTAATTGTATCTACAATATCTTCTGGTACATAATTTTCGTAACTCAAAGTCACATTCAGTTTTTGAATAGTATTTTCACTATTACTATCCAATTGTATCGAGTTCATAGTAACAGGGAATGCACCCTCTAATCTTACACTATAAACTGGTACGTTTTTACTATTTAACTGCTGTATAACAACATCAGTTGTAAAATCTTTTTTATATCCTACTCTATAACTTTCTACATCAAAAACACCTGACATCCAATCATCAAATAGTTTTTTCATGTAATAATCATTTGTTAATATGAATGACATTGTAACGTCTTCATTAATTATTCCGTAGGGAATTTTTATTGACTGTCTTTCAGCCTGATAATCAATTGTACTAATTTGTCTTCCAGGTAGGTTAACTGATTCACATAAGATACTTATATCTCTAGGATCAGGAATTATATTAGCAGGCTTTCCACCTGATATAGCATTTTTTGCTAATGCACCAACCAAAGCTTTTGGATCACTATTGATTAAATTTTTAAGTGTTACACCACCAGGTGGCTGAAAAAACACCTGAAATCTATTAGCAAATGCTACTCCACCTTTCTTAGAAATTGTTGATTTTAGGTTATCTATACTGTTCATGTTGAGTATGCTTTCCTTGAGTATCTCCAAACTGATGGTGCTTTAACCTTCTTGAAATGTTCTGTTGGTAAGAAGATTGCTATTTCCCATTCAGTCATAGGTACTCTTGCTAATTGTGATTGTACATGGTCCATTAAATAATGTTTAAAGCAAGGCTTAAACTCTTTATATTTTGTTACACCTTTCAATAGATTATACCTCATACGTGTTAATCTTGATGTATCTGTAATGTTTTTTGGTGCTAATTCCATTAGTTCATCAAGGAATCTGGCACGTACGCCAGGTGATAAGTAATGTAAATTCAGGCCATGGAATCCACCCTTGGCAGGTTGTACTAATAAAGTTAATGGGAATCTATCGTAATAAGGTAACTCTTCCTTAAGCTTAGGATCATAGAAATACATCATCATATCACCAGGCTTAGGATTTTTTGTTGCATTAAGCGCTGGATCTTTTAACAATTTTCTTCTGTTAGGTGTTTGTAGTTCTCTTGATTTTCTTTGGAACCACGCCATAGACTCCTTAGAACGTGGAGATACTCCAGCTCTAAAAGCTTGTGCTTGTAATGTGTCAAATAAACTTGCCATACTACTATTTATATCAAGATTTCAGTAGTTTGATGCCTAGATTTTTTAATGTATCTTCAGTCCAGACCTGAAATTTCCATCCTTTATGGTTAGCATAACGTTGTGCAGCTTCCCATTTAGATGTATTCTTAATATATGTAGTCACCTCATTGAGATATTTTTTGGTCTTTCTCTTTGGATTTTTGGGTGGAATAGTCTGTTTCTTAGGCTTAATCTCAACCAATATAATTTCTCCATTGCTAAGTTCTACCAATAAATCAACGAAATATCTATGGATTTTACCATCAGTCTTGCACTTGTATGGTATAACTATTTCCTCAGAATTCCATCTCTTTACTCGTGGAGTACCCTCAGCCCAACGAAAAGTGTTTCTTTCCCACAGTGATCGATAAACTACCTTTGACGGGTCGCCAAGATACTTATCTTTGTTCTTAATTGTATATCTACCTTTGTAAGCCATATAAATAGTTCTATAGTTAAAAAATTATATAGTTATTTATAAAGGTAAAACGTATGATAATTACATTCCCAAATAATCTAAGAGACATGATCGCAAAAGAAGGCGATGAGTTTCCACATGTAGAATTCACATTAGCGAGCGGTGCAGAGCAAGAATTTTTTAAGGTTCATATGTTTATACCTACTGCAATTTCTACGTCAGATGGAATCACATATAACTCAGTAAATCTAGGTGCAGTTGGTGCAGTGGCACAAACAACTACAGCAGCACAGTCTAGATTAGGTAAAGCCGCTGGGTTGCAAGGTGATAAAAAAGGCTCAACTGCTGACTTAATTTCTAATGTAACAAAAGCATTTAAAACAAAAGCTGGTGCAGCATTAGGTGAAGCTGCAACTATCTTTGAGCTTAAATCAGGATTGGTTGTCAATCCATATACCACTCAAAACTTTGATGGTGTTACTATTAGATCATTTGCATTCAATTTCAAATTGGTTCCTACCTCTGCTGAAGAAGCAAGAGATATACACAGAATCGAAAATCAGTTTAGAAAGTATATGTACCCTAAAAACTTAGGTGCAGGTGCACTCAAATATCCACCAACATTTAGAATACGTTTCATGATTGGCGAAAGAGAAAACAAATACTTGCCACGTATCATACAATGTTACCTAACAAATATGGTTGCAACAGCAAACGCTACAGGTAATGCTTATCATAAGAATGACGATCTTGGTGCAGCACCAACAGAATTAGACTTAAACTTAACATTCCAAGAGGTAAGAGCAATAACAAGAGACGATCTCTATGGCGAAGGTGCAGGATATATTTACAGAGATGATAGAGATGATGATGGCCACGTTGTGGGTGAACAGGTTGATGCAGCAGAGGCTGTAAGATATAGCACAGAAGTTGCAAAAGATAATATCAGAACTCTCGGAACGGGTGCAACAGGAGAATAATATGAGTTTCTTTAAACAATTTCCTAAGGTAAGCTATGATTTCGATCGTAGCGGAATCTTGCAAAACATGGTCAATATCTATAGATCAGTTAGACCATTAGAAAGCTTTGTAGATAATATCAATGCATACACATTCTATAACGTAAAAAATGGCGAAAGACCTGACATCGTATCACAAAGACTATATGGTTCTACCCGTTACTACTGGACATTCTTTATTGTAAATGATTTCTTACATGATGGACTTGCCGCGTGGCCAATGTCACAAGAAAAATTGCAACAATATATGGCAGATGAATATTCAGGTATAGTTATCAACACTAACCCTATTATCGTACGTGATACTGACAACTCAATTACCGATCATCGTAACTCTCTTGCAGGCAGATTCACATTAGGCGAAACAATCACAGGTGGTACATCAGGCGCAACCGGCACATTGCATAAGAAAGACCTTGACCTAAATCAATTAGTCCTTAAGAATGTAACAGGTACATTCCTCGGTGACGGCGGTGGTGTATCAGAATCACTCACTGGTGGCACATCAAACGATAGTGTAGGTACATATGAGGTCTTCAAATACATCGATGCACCACATCACTATTACAGAACAGACGATCCTGAACAAAGATTGCAAACAAATGCCGTCTTCGTTGAGGGTGGAGTAGCCTCAGGTCAGCTATCATATGATACTAATAGAGCATATCTCGAAGAAACTAATGAGAACAGATCAAGGCTTAGAGTTATTGATCCCGCGTATATATCACAATTTGCAGATGAATTCGAGAGAGTGCTAAATGCCTAGATCTAAAAGAAAAGACGGAAGCGTTGCAATTCTACCAGGCTCGTATGAAGTCGCTAAGGTAGATATCCATACAAACGATGGCCAGACACTCAATATAATGGATCTCGTAGGTGAGATTGCATTCACTGAGAGTCTCGATTCACCCTTTCTAGAGTGTACAATGGGTATATTGGATGCGAATTCCTACCTCGAAAAGCTCAAATTCTCAGGTAACGAAAGAATCGATATTGCAATTGCAAGAAGAGATATCAACGGAGAGCCTGAAATCATAGAGAAAGAGATGTATCTTGCAAACATTAGCATGTTCTCAAAGAGTGCACCAGGCTATTCTACATATCTCTTCACGTGTATATCTAAACATGCATATCTCAATCAATTGCAAGTCGTATCAAGACCATTCTCAGGTAGCCCAGGAGCGCTCGTCGAAAGGATTTGCAAGGACTATCTAGATATAAAGGAAATGGATATCAATAAGGACACAAAGGAGATTGTCAAAGGAGTCTTTCCACGTATGAGACCACTCATGCAGATACGCTGGTTGGCAAGACGTTCTTTCGACAATGGATCTCCCTACTACTTCTACGATACACTTGCAAATGGTGTCATATTCAACAGCCTAGAGAACATGCAAAATGGTGAAGTGCATGAAACATACAATCATGAAGCATTACAATCACATGTAGTAGGGTCAGAAGATAACTATCAAACACGTAAGAGACAAATATTAGCCCTTTCTATGGATAATATGAACATATCTAAGTATATCAATACACCTAGAGGAGCATACGGATCCTCTCTACATACACTCGATATAGCGGAAAAGGAATATAAGAAGGTAAAATATAACTATAGAAAGGAAAAACTATTGTCTCTCAATCAATATACACCCCTCGCAGATAATATAAAGTTCAAGGATAGGGCACTAGAAGAGTATGCTGAGGCAAAAAACCATTATATATCAATCAATTCTCAGGCATTTGGCAACAATTCTAACTATCATGATCCTGCTAATACATCTATACTAAAGGCTAATGCATACGTATCTAATCTAGATAGTATATCAGTCAATATAGAAATACATGGAGACTTCGAAATTGCAAGTGGAAAAAAGGTGAAATTGGCAGTCCGAAAAGGGGTCGATCAATCTAAATCTGAGGAGTCTACATTAGATAAAGTGTTGAGCGGAGACTATATTGTAACTAATGTGAGACATTCGTTCGCCGATTCGTTCACACAAACCCTTGTGCTAAAGAAAGATTCCTATATAGAGGATGTAAATAAGATAATGAAACAGGAGAAAGCATGAAGCAAACAGACGATCAGTTCGTAGGAGCGCCATTTACATGGTTCATAGGAGAGGTTAGAGACATCTCAGACCCACTTAATATGAATCGTATACGTGTTTTCCCTTATGGTTATTACGATGAGGAGAGAGTCCAAACGAGTGACCTTCCATGGAGCACTGTAATGATGTCTAATGCACACGCTTCTCTAAAGGGTAATGGCGGTAACCATCACCTAGAAGTGGGCTCCTGGGTTGTAGGATTCTTTCGAGACGGGTATTCTGCACAGGACGCTATTGTTATAGGGAGTATACCTACTAAGACAGAAGGCACTATTGATATACCACCAGAATCCTCGGAGACCAATAAAGTATATAAGTCAAAGGCAGGACACTTAATTGAATTAGATAATACCTCTGGCGAGGAACGAGTGCACATCAAGCATGCGGTTGGTAGTACTATACTAATAGAATCAAATGGTACTATTAAAATAAACGCTCATAACGATGTCATTCTAATGGACGGAGACACAAAGATTACAGGTAAGTTAGATGTAACAGGCGAGGTAAAAGCGAAGTGTGACTCAGCCACGGAGAGTGTCACTCTGACAGGCCACAA